GTTTGAGGGCGAAAAACAGGTACAGCAAGAGAGAAGTAAAAAATCTGGCGTTGGTGGTGTAGGTGATCAATTTGGTGTAAAATCAGTAGCAACTGAGATTATCAATGCAAAGCTCGCACAAGAGCAAATGCGTGAGATAGCGTCAATGATCGACATGAGATTTGGCCACGGCACTTGGAAGGGCATAACGGAAGAAAGAGCAAAGAGAATAAGAGAAGCGAAAGAAGCTGAGATCGCTGCTCGCAAAGAGATGCTTAGAAAGGCTAAAGAGACGGAAGAAACTATAAAGATGGCTGTCGGCTTATTTGTTATTCTTGCAGTTATAATAGGATTCTTTTTGTTCTTGATGGTTTCGATAGCTAAAGCAATGGGAATGTAGGGAAGGTCATGCCGTTAAAGAAATCTCAGAAAAGCCTCAAAGCTTGGACAAAACAGAAGTGGACAACGAAGAGTGGCAAGCCCTCCACGCAAGGGTCAAAAGCAACCGGAGAACGTTATCTACCGGCATCAGCTATTAAAGCCCTCTCGTCTAAGGAATATGCGGCCACCACGGCTGCTAAAAGAAAAGGAACTAGAGCTGGTAAGCAGTTCGTCCAACAGCCTAAAAAAATACAGGCTAAGGTAAAAAAACATAGGAAGGTTAAGTAATGGCTGTTGTCACACCAGATCTGCCAGAAATATTTGAAGAGGCGTTTGAACGCGCTGGTCTGGAGTTGCGGTCTGGCTATGACTTAAAGACTGCTAGGCGCAGCCTTAACCTATTAACATTGGAGTGGCAAAACCGTGGACTTAATTTGTGGACTATCGATGCTGGCACACAAGCTCTCACAGCAGGCACAGCAAGCTATACAATGCCTTCGGACACTATTGACCTCATTGAGCATCAAGTGCGGCAAGGTACTGGGACAAATCAAATCGACACTAGTCTTGAGCGCATCAGCGTTTCTACATACGCTCAACAAACTAACAAAAACACTGAAGGACGCCCTACTCAAATCTTTGTCGAGCGCTTGGCGACTTCTACGCAAGTTACTCTGTGGCCTGTGCCGGATAGTAATAGCTATTCTCTCGCGTATTATCGACTTCGTGGAATCGATGGCCTTGCGTCTGGAGTAACAGGAACCGCCGACATGCCTCCAAGGTTTGTGCCTTGTTTGGCTGCTGGCCTTGCTTACTACATTGCAAGCAAGAAGCCTGAGTCAACTGGTCGTGTGCCAGCATTAAAGCAAGAGTATGAGTTTCAGTTTGAGTTGGCGGCAGGGGAAGACCGCGACAGCTCATCAATTAAGTTTGTGCCATATGATACATTCTATTTGGGTGGCTCTTAATGTCTTACGCAAAAGCTAAATATGCCTTTGGCTTCTGTGACAAAACCGGGTTTAGATATCCCCTCAAAGATCTGGTTGATGAGTATAACAATGGGACAAGAACGGGGTTCCGCGTTGGCAGAGATGTTGTTGACCCGGATCACCCACAAAACTTTTTAGGCAGGGTAAAGATCAACGATCCGCAGTCTCTGCAAAACCCAAGGCCAGACACATCGCATGATGGTTTGTTTGGTTTTAATCCTGTGGGCAACCCTGCCCAGTATTTAATAGGACAGGTTGGAACCGTCCTAGTGACAACAAACTAGAGGTGCGTTATGCCAGTTAAAATTAGAGAGCTAGATCCTAAAACAGGTAAGCCAAAAAACAAAATGCCTTTGCCAAAGCCAAAGCCACGGCATGCCAACCCTAAGCATCCAATGAACACGGAGCGCACAGGTCCTTTGCGTAAAGCTAAAGGTGGAAAATTAGAAATGGTAGAAAAAGGCGGAAAGAAAGTTCCTTTCTTTGCAGCAGATGGAGTAGGCAAGATGGCCTCTGGTGGTTCTATGAAGATTAAATCAGGAGACACCCTGTCTCAGATTGCTAAGTCAAAAGGCATTAGCCTGAAGTCTTTGCTTGCGGCAAATCCAAGCATTAAAAACGCTAACAAGATTCGCGTTGGTCAAAGCATTAAGATTCCGGGCGCTGAAGCTGGAAAAGCCGCCAAGACTAGCAACCCATATAAGGGCATGAGCCGTGTGCAGATGGCCGATATGGATGTGAAGAACAAATCCGAAAAGCGTCAGCGTACAGCAACTCGTTCTATGCAGACACAGGCCAAGATGGGTACAGGCATGACCCCAACCCCAAGCAAGGCTAAAGCTACCATTGAGAAGAAGTCAGGTCGTGAGGCAATGTTGTCCAAGGCCCGTAAGTTGCGTGATAGCAAGAAAGCTGCACCTAAAATCGCGCCAAAGAAAGCGGCCCCAAGCATGAGCGGAATGCGCGATGATGATTACGCAGCAAGAAGTGGTGGCATGATGAATAAAAAAGTCATGGCCTACAACAAGGGTGGCGTCATGCGCGGCACAGGTGCCGCCACTAAAGGCAAGGGCTTTTCTGGCTGCTATTAATAGGAAGAAGTTCAAATGAACTATTCACAACTTGTACAAGCTATTCAGGACTACACGGAAAACGATGAGACAACCTTTGTCTCTCAGATACCAACGTTTGTCCAGCAGGCGGAGCAGCGTATTAATAGATCGGTAATGATACCGGATCTAAGAAAGAACGTTGCTGGTGTTTTAACAAGCGGCAATAGGTTCTTGGCAACGCCTTCTGATTTCTTGGCTGTGTTTTCACTTGCGGTTATTGATGCTACTAATGATTATCATTTCCTTTTGCATAAGGATTTGAACTTTATCAGAGAGGCTTATCCAGCTACAGCAACACAGGGTCTTCCTGTTCATTACAGCATATGGGATGACACATCATTTATCGTGGGGCCAACACCTGATATAGACTACAATGTGCAGCTTCACTATTACTACGACCCTCAGTCCATTGTCACAGCATCAACAAGCTGGATAGGTGACAATGCTGACACTGTTCTTTTATACGGCAGCTTGATTGAAGCTTACACTTTCATGAAGGGCGACCCTGATATTCTCACATTGTACACAACGCGCTATAATGAAGCATTGCAACAACTTGGACAGTTGGGCGATGGAAGAAATAAGCGCGATAACTACAGAGATGGAACGCCAAGGATTGAAATGTAATGTTTGAAGCCATAACAATGGATGTGCCGGAAAGCCCAATAGTAACTGTTGGGACTACAAGCAATAGGGGCATGTCCCCGGAAGAGGTTGCGCGTTTATGCGTTGACAAGCTGATGTCTGTGTCTGATACGGCACCGCCAGCTATTAAAGATCAGGCTCAAGCTTTTAAGTCTGATATGGAAAAGGTGGTAGCCTATTATATGCGGCAAGCTATCAAGAGCGACAGAACTACCATTTACAACAAACTGATGGATGCAAGTCATCCTGAACTTGCCGAAGCGATAAGGAGACTTTGACATGGCAATCACACAAGCAATGTGTACTTCCTTCAAAAAAGAACTGATGGAAGCTAAACACAATTTTTTAGCCTCTGGCGGCAATACATTTAAGTTAGCTCTGTATACTAGCAGCGCTACCCTAGACGCCACCACAACGGCTTATACGGTCACTAACGAGGCATCTGGCACAGGTTATACTGCTGGTGGTGCTGCGTTGACTAACATTGACCCAACAACATCAGGAACAACAGCGTTCACTGACTTTGCTGACCTTACATTTAGCACAGCAACAATTACTGCTCGCGGCGCATTAATTTATAATGACACCGCTGCTGGCGATCCGTCTGTAATTGTGTTGGACTTTGGCGCAGACAAAACATCAACCGCTGGTGATTTTACAATTTCGTTCCCAACTGCTGACGCATCTAACGCAATCATTCGTATTGCCTAATAGGTATTAGGCATGTCTAGCATTACCGGATGGGGTAGAGGCACTTGGGGTGAAGGCCCGTGGGGTGAAGCTGCCCCCGTAGTCGTAACTGGTGAATCTGCCACTGGTGCCGTAGGTAGCGTATCCGTATCTGGTGATGCTAACTTATCGGTTACTGGTGAGTCAGCTACAGGCGCTGTTGGGTCTGTAGTTGTATCCGCTGATGCTAATGTTCCAGTAACTGGCGAGCAGGCTGTTTCAGGTATTGGATCAGTCACTGTCACTGGCATTGCCAATGTATTCGTTACTGGAGAAAGCGCCACTGGTAATGTCGGCTCTGTAACTGTAGCGGCTAATGCCAACGTACCTGTTACTGGGTTATCAGCGACAGGTAATGTTGGGTCTGTAAACGTTACCGGAGATGCGAATGTATCTCTGACTGGCGTTTCTTCAACGGGCGCAGTTGGTGATGTTACAGTATCTGCTGATAGTAACGTAAGCGTTACTGGAGAGGTGGGTACATCTGCTGTTGGAAGTGTATCAGTAACGGCAGATTCAAATGTTTCAGTTACTGGCTTAGAGGCAACATCCTCTATTGGGTCTGTAACGGTCACTGGTGATGCAATTGTTTCCCCAACTGGGGAGTCTGCTACTGGGGCTGTAGGAACTGTAACAGTTAAGTTCGGCGTTATAGTTTTGCCGACAGGCGTTTCTGCCACTGGTGCCGTAGGCACAGTTTCAGCATCTGCCGGGGCTGTTGTTAGCGTTACTGGCGTTTCTGCTACAGGCAATGTAGGCGTGGTATTGGTGTGGGGTGAGATTGTGCCAAACCAAAATCCATCGTATAATACAATCAATAGCAGCCAGTCTCCGGGGTGGTCAGATGTTAATAGCTCTCAATCTCCTACTTGGAACACAATAGCTGCATAGGAAAGAATTATGGCAAGCACATATACCACTAATATTGGAATTGAAAAACCAGCTACCGGAGATCAGTCGGGTACTTGGGGTGAAACCACCAATACAAACTTTGATATCATTGATCAGGGTACAAACGGTGTAGCTGTTGTTACATTGGCTTCTGCTGGAACTTCCGGCTCTCCTAACAGTTTACCTATTTCAAACGGTGCGCTCTCAGATGGGCGCAATCGCTTTATTGAGTTTAATGATGGCGGTGATCTAGGCGCAACAGCTTATGTGCAGCTTGATCCAAACGATGCCGAAAAGATTGTACACATCCGCAACAGCTTGTCTGGCTCGCGCAGCCTTATTCTTTTCCAAGGGACTTATAATGCTTCAAATGATTTTGAGGTAGAGAACGGGCATGATGTTCTCGTAAAGTTTGATGGTGGCGGTACAGGCGCAACTGTAACGCAGGTGCTATCCCAAGTCCAAATGGGCGGCATCACTTCTGACGGCGGCACCATCAAGCTGGACGGTAACTATCCTGTTGGTACAAACAACGTGGCGTTGGGTGATACTGCGCTTGATGATGGCAGTCTTTCTGGCGCAAGTAATACGGCCATAGGTTCCAATGTGCTTTCTGAAAATGAAGGCGGCACAAGC